GATTTATTTTTTAGGCTTCTTATACCCACCCTTTTTCAGAGCTTTATCAAGTTCGTCTTCTTTGACTGTGTTAATCTCTTTGGCACGATCTTCGTCATTTAATCTTTGGTATTTTCCAGTCTGGACCAACTTTTCTAGTCGGTACCCAAACGCGGATCCAAACTTGTCCATTGTTTCTCTGTACTTTTCATCTCCCACTTGAGTCTTAAACGCCTTAACGCGGTCGCTCGTTTTTTCTACGTCAGTTATAGAGGGGAGATTGCCACTTGAGTCTAGCCTGGACAACTCATCAATGACTTCATTCGATCTATTAGTTTTTACTCTAGATCCAAACAATAGGGTAGAGAGGAATCCTTCGGTCTCTCTCTCCTGACCTAGTACAGTCTTATCTACTGGCAGGGTTTCACGAAGTCCTGGAAGGGTAGAGATAATTTTATCTAGTGGCTTATTCTTATCTACTTTTCTCTCATACTGATCTGTTCCCTTGGCAAAATCGTAAACAACTGCCGGAATCGTACGAGCCCTTAGGAAGTCAACTACTGAGGTACCTACTCCAGTTAGATTTTGCTCTAACGACTTACTACTATCTGGTTTGGCGTCCTTGATAGACTTAACCGTATTGTAGAATTCATTGAACCCAGGAATCTTAGCTGATTGAAGAGCCACTCCTTGAGCGTAACGGTAGATAGTGTCAGGCAACGACTTGCCGTACTTACGAGCATAAAGCATTCCCACAAGGGGAGCACCAATTGTGCCGAAGTAGTCTAGGGATACCCATTTATTACCGATCTTGACTGAGTTTGGAGTCGCATTCTTAAGCTCCAGTAGTTGACGTTCTTTCTCTGTAGTTGGGTATTCTCCAATAAAGTCGTCAGGCTTAAAAGCTTGAGAGAGTATGAAAGCAAGAGTCATACCTAGACCAGAGCGAACGTAACCACGCACTACTCCACGCATGGGCTCTAGGTTTCCATCACGCATTTCTTTAATAGCACTGGGAAGATTGTATGTCGATATAACTGCCGATAAGCCGGCGGCGTCTAGTCCTCCACCAATTACATTGGCTGGAGTCTTTACAAATGGCATAATTTGATCTCCCACGCGGAGATCCCCGGAGGCGGCGTTAAAGATTCCCCTAATACCTAGTGCAATCTTGGAAGCTGTACTGTCGTTGGTAAAGGTGGCATACTGTGCGTCTGCCATTGCTTGAGACCTTATAATCTCTCCGTCGAGTGTTTTTGGATCTATTTTAGTTGCTTCCTTAAATAGCTCCGCCGCACGTGTTTTAGCCTCTTCTCCAGTTAACCCTTCTTGCTGAGCGATCTTAGTAGCGGTGAGTGAGGCGGTGTCGGCAAATGATGCGGCGGAGAAAGCTACGTCAGGTGCTCCAAGTAGTCGCTTAAAGATAACATCTTCAACTACTCTACCGATCTTTCGAACACTACCATCTCCTTGAGAGTGGACAATGTCCTCGCCAATAAGCTTAGAGTCCTGAGCGAGTGACACCATGCGAGTTACGTCATATCCGCTCTTACTATAAACTTCGTTAACGTATTTAACATAAGCACGGACAAGTTCTGGGTTTGAGCCTTTGAATTGACCACTTGCTAGACGCTTCTCAACCGCCTGTGTGACTCCGTTTACCGTATTGCCGGCTATGTTAGTGAGCGGGGACTTAACAGAGGCTAGGAGAGCTCCACGAGCGATTGTGGAGGTAAAGATTTTGAGCTTCGAGGCGGGGTTTAGAGACATTAGGTAGTCCTGCATTTCACGCTTAGCTTTCCAGTACTCCATGCTTGGAAGTCCGAACTCGTTTGAATCTTTATAGAGTTCCTCAAGTCTGGAGGCTTTCTCGGTGATGTTGGTAAGCTCTTCTTCAGTAACTCCTACTCCCAAACGAGTTGCAATGAGATCTTGGTAGAACCCATCCACAGTTGGACCAATGAGACCATCTTTTTTAAGAGCGTTAATTTTATCCACGATATCCACGTATCGTCCGCTTTTTTTTTCGCTAGGAGAGAAGATAGTGTCGGTCCACTTAGTAAGTGCGTCCTGCTGTTTGGAAGCCATTGCTTTTTCAAACCCTGCATTTATACCTTCAGCGTTATCCTTGCCGGCGTATCCTTCGAAGAAATCACGTCTTCCCTGGGAGTCCATGTTGTATAGCTTAACCATGTCAATCTCACCGCGTTTGGCGGCTTCAAGTAGTTTACGGCTGATGTCTCTAGGTATACAGAACGCCATAGTTAGATCTTACACGTTAAGTTGTTTAATAATTCTTGTGCTGATTGAAGTTTAGCAAGTGTTGATTGGTCTATGCGAGTTTTAAGAACCTTTGCCTTGGAATCGATAATGTCTACCGCCTCACGAGCTTTGGTACGAGTCTCACCGGCTAGTTTGCGAATAGCGGACCCACGCTTTACCACTCCCTCTAAGCGAGCTTTAAGAACTTCGGCAACGTAGTGATGAGCCCCGTTCTGATTAACTCTTCCTTTCTCCATTACAATTTCTTGACCCCTACGAGTTTGACGAAGGGACCTTGCTGATTCTAGTTGTGCGGCAAGCTTAAGCTCTCCTGCGGCAAAAGCTCGCTCTGAAGCGGCAATAGAGATCGCGGTCTCGGTGTATCCTTCAGGAGCAGGCTGTAGTCCCTTGGCAATACGAGTAGCGTCTTCTGGATTTGTGTTTACGAAATCTATGGCTTTCTCTGCTTCCTCCGTAATTTTAAGTGAGGTGTAGTCAACATCTTCACGGTAGATCTCTTCAATTCGATCATAAACTCTAGTGTAAGCTTTAGACTTCTTTTTTACACCGCCGGGAGTAGAGACTGGATTAGGGGCAACTCCAGACTCTCCTTCCCCTCCCCTTTCAGGAGCTACGACATCTTTTTGGGGCTCTACGCCTGGAGTGGGTTCTTCAGTTTTGGGAAGGGTAGGGGACTCTGTGGGTTTTTCCTGCACAATCTCCGCAGGTTTTGGAGGTTCAGTAGGACTCTCTGGTTCTTGAGGAGTTGGATTCTCAGTTACTTCCTTCACCGGGACTTCTTTGATTCCTAGATCCTGTGCAATCTGTAGACGGTGATTTCCGTCAGAGATGATATAGGACCCGTCTTCCTGCTTTATGATATTGATCGGATACTTAATACCATTCTGTTCAATGTCGAGCTTAAGCTTAGCAATCTGCTCAGGGGAGCGGAAACCACCCTCACCTAAGTGCTTGATAAGTTCTTCAGTCGACTTAAGAGTCACTCCTTCGGTACTTGGAGTCGGTTCTGCTTTGACTGGATTCTGGACCAGTACCTCCGCCTCAGTTCCGCCAATAAATACTTTAATGTCTTCAGGATTCACCTTAAACGCGGTGAGTGGTCTAGCTTCCTTTGACACTGACTGAAGCTCTGCAAACGCTTGTGCGGCTTCACGAGTCACGGAAGCAGAGACTAGACGTTCATCACCCGGTCGTAGAGTCCCTACACGATAGAGCGTGATCTTCCCATCTTCATCCCGTGGGAGAGTAGCAACCTGTGCCTGGGTCTTAGCAATGACTTCCGGCTTACTAGATAGGTCTGTAAGCTCACGAAGAGCCGGGGAGAGCGTTACTTCTTTACTTGGTAGAACCGTTACTCCCTGATCGCCCTTGTAGTTAGCAATTGCACTATCGAGCTTCACAAGGGTTTTAAGAGTTTCATCAGTCACCTCGACATTGGTTTGTACTTCCGGAACCGTACCACCAATAATTTGATCTGGACTAATATCTTTAATGTTTTTTGCGTCTTCAATTGCAACTCCATCACCCTTTTCCTGCTCACCGGTAATCTGAACGACCTCTCCACTTGGAAGAACTAGCTTCGTTCCTCCACCAATTACTGCTCCAACTCCTAGAGACTCAAATACCCCTTCAAGAGGATTGGGGTTATTAGTCGTTATATTTGAGGTGAGTTGTTGAAACGCTTCTTGAGTTCCTTCTGCCGTAGCTGTTCCAATAATTTTCTTAAGAGTCTTTTTCCCACTATCAAACAATCCGCCGAATTTATTGGTTGTGTAGTTGATAACTATGTTTGCCAATAGATCCTGATCTGCCTTGACTGAGGCGTCAGCCACACTCATCCCTTTATCTCTATTGCGTGAGTAAACGCTACCGGCTTCTGATAGAGACTCAATAACAGCCAGGGAAGTTGCTCCAAAGCCAGTCGCTACACTTAGTAATAGATAACCACCCATTGATCCAGCTCCTTGAGCCAACTGCTCTACAAAATTAGGATTTTCGGGAGACACTTCTTTAGACCACCGCTTAATAGGCTCTGATATTGCCGCAAATATCTGACTCTTTGGAGCAAGGGGAGTCGGTTTATCTTTAGATTCCTTCTGAGTTAACTCTTTGACTGGAGTGAGTGGTTTAACAACCTTTTCTGTAGTAAGTAGTGAGGTAATTGGTTTTGGTAGATCTCCAGTAATCTTTTTAGGTTCTGGAGTCTTTCCTTTTTCGTATCGCTCTGCATACATTTGAGCAACATCTAAAAGAGAGGAACCAACTGACGCAAGTCCAGACCCCATCGCACCAGGGATATTTTTTATCGTATCCATGACTGTAGTAAAGTATGATGATTTCTTAGCTACTGGGGTAACTGATGTGGATGTTTTTATCTCACTCGCCATCTGATTAGGTTTATATGTAGAAGTTCCAGAATTACCCGTGTTAGATGTCAACCAGTCATTTTTTACCGTTGCTGTGCTACCACCGGGAGCCGGAGTAGGTGCTGTCTTAAGAGTTGTAGTAAGCCAGTCTGTCGCCATACTGACCTCCTATTTTCTTTCGTAATAAGCTGTGTCGAAATCGCCTCGATTAGGATCGGCGTACTGCTTAAAGTTAGCAATAAAATCAGCCGCGGTTCCACCCCTAGAAATCCATGAAGCAAGAGCTCCTTGCCAATCTTGAGGACTAACATGACCGTAGGAGTTCTTTTTATTTTCTAGAGCAGTAATAAATTGTGATTGGAGTGCCGCTTGTTTCTCTGTAGCTGTTGAACCCGTACTAGAAGGCTTAGATTTTCCGATCTGTTGTTTACTAATAATGTTTCCGGTATTTGAGTCAATTACTACGGACCAGATTGCAGTCCCATCATCGACGGTACTCACACTCGTCTTCATATCCTTCTGAGTCTGAGCCTTAATAGCGGTTTGAATCATGGACGAAGAGATACCTGTAGCCTTGGTAATCGCGGCGATGTCGTTACCTGACGCTCCAGCAAGTGCTCCCGACTGAAGTAGGACGTTAAACTGATCTAGTGCTTGCTTAGAAGCAGAGGAGTTAATATCAAATTGTTTTGTCTGAAGATCTAACTGAGTCTGAATATCTTGCTTCTTCATAGCGAGCGCGTCTTGATCGTTTTTGATTGAAGTATTGTAGTCGGTAGTAAGCTTAGAGACCCGACCTACACGGGTAGCTTCTGATAGGAATGGATTATCGTTAATTTGAGACTGAGCTTTCTGAAACGCGTCCGCCTTAGCTTTAAGACCCGACTCAAGTTCTCCTACCCCGGAGCTATCAGTTAGAGACTTGTATAGGTCTGGTAAATTAAGCGTTACAGCCGGAGTAATTCCAATTCCACCAGATATTCCACTTCCACCATTTCTGCCTCCCGTAAACTGACTGAGAGAGAACTTTCCACCCTGACTAACTTGCGTATCTGGGTTGTAACCCATCGCACGAATCTCTTCACCGGTATAGAGACGATTGGGATCTGCCCCAGGTGGAGTTGCTGTAGTAGGGATTGCTGTATTACTAGGAACAGCACCACCGGGAGCCGGAGCGGGAGTATTAAATTGCGAAGAATCATACTTACCGCCCACTGATACCAAAGTATCTGGGTTATAACCTTTTGCTCGTACTTCTTCGCCAGTTAGCATTACCATATTAGTAGAAGTTTCCTATATTAGATCTATTAGCTCGACGTACTGCTTGATTGCTAGGGAAAAGATCGGGAATAATCCACTGCGGTTTCGTACGGATCATTTTAGCTTGCTCCTGCGATATTTTTGTCCATGTAGTAACCACTATACTCCTAGCTTCTTGAGAGAGTAAATTAGCACCAACCACAATCCCTGGACGTTGTGCTTGCTGTAGTTCACCTTTATTCTTTAAGATGGCTTCAGCTTCTAGTACAATCGCTTCGTTTATCTCTGGATTAGAGTATGAGAAGATTGTGATGTCGGTGTTAAGAGTGAGCAGATCGACAAATTTATATCCCCATACTAGGATATTTTTATCACCATTGGTTGTAGGAGTCGGGTCAATAAAGTAGCGACGTCCGTAATTAGCCCATTTCTTCGTGAGACCAGAGGGGTTATTTTGCTCTTTCTCATATTGATAATCACCAAAAGATAGAGGATCACCGTAGTCTACTCCATCAACTGTAAGCTTCCAAATTGAGTCAGGACGCCAATTCTTTGGATAGTTGTAGTATTCATGGTTTGCAAGTGAAGAGGTCTTGAGTGCGTCCTTGGTCTCTTGCCACTTAAACATGGCTCCAATCTTCACATAAGCCCGATTCAGTGCAAGCTTAACTGTATCCGGAGAGATAAGTGAAGTCTCAGATCCTAACGATAAATCGTTCTGGACCGCAGAGATCAGATCAGAGAAAAACTCAAGTACTAAAACATTGGTCATAATTTCAATGATAGAGACTTGTACTATGCGAAGGCAAGCGTAAGGGAACTACTTGGTAGGTTTGGGAGTCTCTTTAACTGACAATTTATAAACCATTCCATGTTTAGCTAGAACTGCAATTGCTAGTTCTACTTCTGGAGGTTTGATCCGATACTGAGGAAAATCCATCTGAAGATCGAGCGTAAGTCCGTGATTTTCTAGGTAACGTAAGATTGCTTTCATTACCTGTTTATTATTATCTGTCATAGTGATAAATCATTTTTGTACACAAACACCAAAAAGTCAAAGTGCCATACACTCTCTGACGATCCACTTATCTCCCCATACAGCCATATTTTATTCTCATCGATCTTAATGTTTGCAAGGTAAGCAACACTTGCTCCCGATCCCACAAATGGACAATACTCATAAATTCCAGTTGGTGAACCAATATACACCGACACGTATACCTCTACAAAAGGATAATACCCCAAATTATGATCGACTGATCCTCGACATGTTATATCACCATTTGAAGCGTCAAATGAAAGATTAAGAGCCTGTTTATCAAAGTATTTTAGTGTTCCATATTCACTTGAAAAAATAAGTTTTTCAATATCTGAATTAGTTAGCACATTTACTCCTGGTTTTGCAATCTTCAGGATCGCTTGATTAGCTGGAGGCATAGGTGATGGAGAGGGAGAAGCTGAAGCACTTAAAGAAGATGAGGGTGATGTTGAGGCACTAATGGAAGGAGAGACTGAAGTAGATGGACTCACTGAAGCAGATGGGGAAGCTCCTCCCCAGTTTATTTCAAGTTGAGCGCACTTGGTTGTAGATCCATCATAAGAATAATATCGGAGAATACTACTATTTGAAGTTCCGTTGTCTTGAGTAATGAATCCGAGATGATTCCCAGAACTCCATCCGCCTTGATTGATAATTTCCTGAACGATGGAGGTAACATTGTATGTTCTAACTGTATCTGTACTAGATCCAGTTTGAGAAACTGAAGTGCTTGCCGTTGTTTTAGTTCTTCCAACGGGATCACTTGTTAGACTAGCGGTATCAGTTTCTTTTATTCCAAAAATTTTGTAGGCAATAGAATAGCTATCGTTTTGTGCGTCTGTAATACGTAAGTATGCTGAAGTTATGGTGGTTCCCTGTGGTACATTGACACTAGCAAAGCGTAATCCTGTATAAACATCCTGACCAAAGAAGTTTTTTCCTATACCATTTGATGAAGGTGTATAGTCCCAAGATCCAGCCCAATATCCATCATCACCACTTGCCGGAACTCTCTGTAAGTATTGTGCCATAGTCTTATGTTACCTTTTCAAGTACAAAATATCTTACTGATACGTCTTTAGTAGTTCCATTAGAGTTACTAAAACTAAAAATCATATTTGTTGAATCTGCCTGAACAAAATTAAAGAATACTCCGCTTGTTGAAATCCCAACTTTTGATCCCCATAGATCGACATTCCCCGAATTTGGTAAAAAAACTTGAGAAAGAGCCGATTCTTTTGCAAACGCGTGCATTAGTGGAACGAACTTTTGATTATGTGGCTCAGTAAATATTTGATCGTTAGTTGAAGCGGCGAGGGTGATATTCTTAGTTGCCTCAACAATGATCTTAAATGTATTAAAATCTGAATGAAAGACGAAGTCATTTGGATCGGTTGCTGTCTGTGCATTTACCCCACGTTTAGCGACCTTAAAACCCATATGTTGACCGAGATTTGGGAATACTGCCGATCCTGATGTTATATTATCTAGAAAAATATGGTACGCAAATTGACGAGGACCACCTGAGTTATAAAGCTCAAGATTAGTCCCATCAATTGTATAGTAAGCTCCGAATCCAGTAATATCCCGGGAAAATAATCGGCGCCATACACCAGTAGTAACTTCTGCAAAAACGAATACAAGAGGAACATATCCAAGATTATGAGGGACTGTGAGACTACTTGTTACTGATACAGTTTGTTTAGTTAGTTCTTTAATAAGGGTATAGTCAACCGATTCATCCTGATCTACATACAGTGAAAAATGATTAGGGTTTGTATCTGTTAAAGCGTTATACCCTGGTAACGCAATTTTAATTCCTCTTGACATATTACGACACAGTTCCGATTACGATACTCGGAAGCCCGTCCTCGGCATAAAAAACCATATTTCTATCTTCACCATTTATTTGAATGTTCCCATCCCCCACTAATACTACTCCAGAAATAAGAGCACCAGTTTGGATTGTACCCGCAAAATATGCGTCGCCGGTTGCACTATCGAGTAGAAAAGTATTATCTCCTAGAACGTTACGTGCAACGATACCAGTAGGAAGTATGCGAACATCGCCATACTCTCCCTCTTGATAGTTTCCAATCTGTAAAGCACCTGAAGGTGTAAGAGTAAATGATCCCAAAATTTGTCCGGTTCTTGTGTTTAACTTGCGACTAAGAAGCTCTGTAGCAATCCTGGGAGTTGGAAAAGGATTAGTCGGTAACTTAGTAGATCCATACTCTTCCGTGGTCTTATTTCCTGGATCAGAGGTTGTCTGAGTCGTCACTACGTCCTGCCCTGGATACGGATTTTCCTGAATGACTTCGGGTGAGAGAGTTAAATCGTCTGATGACATATTATGTAAAGAAGATGAGAATACGACGAATCTCTGGTGTATTGTTCCCACTTGGGACCAAGACTACCCGAGGCTCGAATATGTCACCTTCGGCTCCTATTCTAAACGCCGCTTTTTTACCACCTGTTGTGCTGTATGAGTCTTCACCACTTACTGTTTTAGCCTGAATAAACTCACCGTTATTCTCGCACCTGTACCAGAATTGTACCGAACACCCGGAAGGGAGTGCTGACATTTTGAGTTCGACTGTATCCCACTTAGTAAGCTCAAGAGTATTTTTGATTGGAGCTTTAAGATCAATCCCCTCATAAATACCAGTTGCCTTAAGATCTGGATCGACCGAGTAGACACCAAACTCGCCATCAAGCTCGTAAGAGAAGATCGTGGTCCCATTAAAGCTGACAACTGCTCCAATCTCATCCGCGTCGAATTGGTACTCTAAGTTGAGCGTGAGAGGTTGATTTTTATATCTACGACCAAAGGTGTAGAGTCCACCCATACCAGGATCGGCGTCAAATACTCCCATGATAGCCATATTGCCGATTGACTGCTTATCAATCCAGGAGAGAGCTTCCTGTTGCCAATCAAATATATCCACCTGTGCGACCTGATTCGTCATTCCACCAGGGTTTACATGACCTCCACCAGGGAAACGTTTACTAGCAATTGAAGAAGTAAAGTCGGCATAGTAAATATCACCATCATCTCCTATTTGTACAATCGGGATCTCGGTATCGATCATGCCATTTGCTCCCTTAAGCGGAGCAAAAGGTCTAAAAGTTCCTACAACTGAATGACCACCACGCTCAATGATACATTTTGTTATTCTACCGGGAATAAAGTTAACTGCTTCATTCGTATAGGAGTCATCATATGCAGAGAGTGCCAGCCAAGAACCGTTACATATCATCACTCCACCGTCCACCTGAGCCATTGTGTGCCAGTCAGAGTCAGTTAAATTTGTCTTGGGGAATGTATCACCTTGCACAGTTCCGGGAGCATCGACGTCATTCCATGATAAGTTGCCAGGAACTTCTTTTCGGTGTAGATCGGTACGGGTTGCCCACTCAAGATACACCTTACCAGTAGCCGAAGGCTTTTCACAAGCTCCGGTTATTTGAGCTTTCTGATCGTAGACTTGGACCCAGTAGCCGTCAGTGTTACGACGGTAGATCTTACCACCTCTTCCGAAGCCGTAGAGCCTTCCATCAACTGAACAGGGGACCCATGCAATGATGAGATCCTTAAATACGCGTAGGGGAGCGGTAGAGGGACTAGGTGAGGGCGATGAACTAGAAGACGGAGAGGTAGAGACTGATGGAGAAGCGGAGGCACTAGGTGAGCGTGAGGCACTAGGAGAAACTGAAGCCGATGGAGATGGAGCCGAAGGTGAAGGAGAAGCACTAGGACTTACTGAGCGTGACGGAGAAGGGGAAGGTGAGGCGGAGGGGGAGAGTGAGGCACTTGGAGAGCGAGAAGGCGAGGCTGACTGGAATGTTACACCTTCTTCTTTAATTGCCTGACCAGAAGTAAGTGTATCTTTTCGTTTACGGACGTCTAGGTTAGCTCCAAACTTAAAAGCTCCCTCTGTACCCTTGTCTTCGTAGTCAGAAAGAGCACCGCGAAAAGATGTAATTTTGAATTTACCCATAATTCGATGATAGACATCAAAACTATGTGAAGGCAATCTTAGAGGTCGTTCTGTGGATTACTGGAAGGGTAAATCTTGCTATACTCAGGAACCACAATCTCTGGATACATCTGTGAATACTGATTACCCGTATCTTCGTACTGAGAGTCATAACCGGTCTCGAAAGTAATGTTAACTTGGTCTACCGAGAGAGACTTCTGTACTGCTGAGTTGTTTAATTGATAGACGCGAACCGCGATCTGATTCCCAAAGTCATAATAGTTACTGTTGTTTACTCCTACACTGGACTCTAAGCCAAATACTGCATTAGCGTCTTCAAGAATCATGGAATCAATCGTCTCCCAGGAAAGCGTAGTCCCGTTCCATATTTGTAGATAAACTGGAGAGTCAGTCGGAGATAGTGAACTCTTAAGTACTACAAGAATTTTGATTAAGTCAGTACGATTTGTATTTGTCTTCTTAAATTGGTGAATCATGTACGCACCGGCATTTCCTACTTGAGAAACAAATACGTCATCATGTGCGTAAACGTCGTTCTCTTCAAGGGTCGTATAAAGGGTTGAAAGATCAGTAGTGGTAAGTGGTAGATCTCCGTTTTGCTCACGAGTGTAATCATTCTCTGGAATTTCTGGTGAAGGTGAGGGACTTGGAGATCCAGACGGTGAGGGTGACTTAGACGCACTACCAGACGAAGACATCGATACCGACGGACTTACTGAGGGAGAAAGTGAATGAGAAGGTGAGACGGACCGAGATAATGAACTACTCGGAGAACGTGACGAACTGGGAGAGGTAGAAGCACTAGGACTTATACTGGCAGATGAAGATAGTGAGGCTGAAGCGGAGCTTGATGGACTCACGGAGGCAGATTCAGATGGTGATGGACTAGCACTCGATGACGGGGAAATTGAAGCGGATGGTGAAACGCTCGCACTTACTGAGGCTGATGGACTTTGACTAGCGGAAGGAGAAACCGAGGGAGAGACACTGGAAGAGGGACTCACTGAGGCGGAGGGACTCACCGAAGCCGAGGGCGAGACCGAAGCACTAGGTGAGACTGAGGGACTCATCGAGCTAGAAGGTGAAACACTAGGAGACTCAGACGAAGAAGGGCTCTGGCTTGCAGACGGAGATACCGACGCACTCGGTGAGACTGAGGGTGACGCTGAGGCGGATGGACTTTGACTCGCACTAGGCGAAACTGACGGGCTTCCAGGAGGAACACTAGGAGAAGGGGAAGCACTGACACTACTTGAAGGTGACACCGAAGCCGAGGGCGAGACCGAAGCACTAGCGGAGCTTGATGGACTCACGGAGGCAGATGGGGAAACTGAGGGAGAGACCGACGCTGAAGGTGAAACACTCGCACTAGGTGAAACGGATGGACTGACTGACGAACTCGGGCTTACCGAGGCACTTGGGGAAACACTGGGTGAAACAGAGGCAGATGGTGATTTGGAAGCCGACGGACTGACTGAGGGAGAAACACTTGATGATGGGCTAGTTGATGATGACGGACTCACAGAGGGACTCACGGAAGCAGATGGGGAAACTGAAGCACTAGGAGATCGTGACGGACTCACGGAAGCAGATGGGGAAACTGAAGCACTAGGAGAAAGTCCAGTAAAAGGATATGTATTCCCATTCCCTGAATTATAGAGATAAGTTTTTTCATCGGTGGTAAGTAGTCTTTTCCAAAAGCCCCACTCATCGAGTCCCCCATCCCAATAGCGAGTACCAGTAGTTCCTTCAACTCCAAATGTAAAAGGTTGTGCGTTATCAGTCGCACCGCTTGAGTATGAAGTTGTATTAGGCGTTCCATTATCAACTTGAATACCAACAAGATTGTTAACTGAGTCATGCCAGACAATGACAAGGTGCCAGTTAGTATCTAACGCACCAAAATTATCGGCAATAACATCACCAGATCCCACTCCGTCTTTGTTAACCCGCCAAAAAAGCCGGTTTGTAGCAACCGCACCAGTTGAGTCGTACCAAAGAACGTATTCGCGAATAGCTGAGTTACTTTCTTTGGATAAAATTGTTCTAAACCCATCACTCTCTTTTTTTAACCAACCCGCAAAAGTAAAATCAATATCACCTGTTGACATTGCGGCGTTATCAGCGATAGAAAAAGACTCAGAATTATCTGCTTCAAAATCGGCGGCGTTACTTATTTTACCCGCAATACTAGCAACGGTATTATTATCAACTAAAGTATTTGATCCAACTGAGTCCGCTCGATTTCCCGAAGCTTCGTCCATTTTCCAATAAGCGATGAGACTGGTTAAGATAGACATGACTCAAGTTTAGACATCAAAACTATGTGAAGGCAATCTGACTCTAGACTAATCTAATTATTTCAGGCATTCGATCAGCAGTTACTCCCCATCCTGGGACTGACTTGGATTCGGTCCATCCGTCAGTAAATCGCTGATTCCTGAACTCTTCCTTCTTCCACCGGGATGGTGTGGTGTTTAGGTCGTGGCGAATGTCAATGTTTGGGTACTTAGATTGATAAGAGTCACAAGTAAGGTCATCAACTCGTTCTGGTCGACCATGAGTTCCTGGCTCAAATCCTTGCTTTCGAACGTATTCATTGAAAGCACTTCTACGATTTTCTGCAAATCTAAGATCGACATTCTCTAGTAGCTGAACTCTCTTTTCGTAGTGCGTAATAAGTACGTCGCGATATGCACACAATCCGCTTAGCTGTTTGAGATCGTTGCAATAGAGTGCGTGACCGTCCGAATACCTAACACGCCACACATTTGTGTTGTAGTACATCACATCGTGCCTAAGTGGAAGGAAATCGAAATGTGAAGGATGGTATAGAACGTCATGCTCACAAAAGAACACTACGTCGGCTTTGGAAGCCTTTAAGCCTGCAAGTATCTGCTTTGCCATCGTCAAATACCCGCCTTGTAGTGGCAAAACCACATTATTTCCGAACTTAAGTGGTTGAAGCGAAACGCTCGTCACGTGTTTTTCTTTGATACCTTTGAGAATTTGCTTACGGCATTTTTCTAGTATCACGGGATCGCCGACGTGGTGTGTGTAATAAATAACGCCCTTTGAAGGTTTCATGTTTTTCTTCTCCTCTATATGCCAGTCGGGGACCGGCGCGAATTTTTCAATAAGCCAAGATAGCGGATGAATTGCTTTGTCCCACTTACCCTCTAAAAACAAACTCCTAGAGTACTTACGTGCTTTATCAATATCAGATCCGGCAAGAGGATAGGGGAAACCAAAGTCCCCTCCCTGTGTACGGAAGAGATGAGAGTACCAAGTATTTGGATTAACTCGTACCTCACCACCAGATAGCCACGTCTTACACGCTACCTCTGTCCCCTGCTGACCCCAGGATCCATGTTTCTCATCACAAATGTCCAGAGCCCAGTACCTCTCACGCGTGAGCATAAAACAAGAACCTTGCAAAGATATAGAGGGAGGGAACTCCACTTTCGCTTCCGGGCGATCCTTAAATGACCCCCAATACTGGAAATGTAGGGTTTTATCAAACCGGTAGAACATTGACTTCCGAGACCACCTAGGAGCAAAAATAATTTCCTTGTGCATGGGAGACTTGCATTGTAGGCAAGCCTTAGGAGTAGGTCCCTGGTAGATCCGATGACCATTAGTACACACCCAGTCGAACCCGTGCAGGTTATACATGACGGGGACCATCGTCCAGTTATCTTCTTTCATGCCAGCGATCATCTTAACGTCAAAACCCTCATCAACCACACAATGAGCGTCGATCTTCATAACGTACTTAGCGTTAGAAAGCCGTACAGCTTGGTTTGTAGCGGCACGTTGACCAATAGATTCCTCGTAGTGAAGAACGGTTACATTTGGGGCGTCAGGCACACCAGGATCGTCCCAGTAACCATCTAGAACCACAATAATCTCCGTTTTACCTCGAATGTTTGAAAGAATATTCTCTACCGTGCGTGCTAAAAATTCCTCATTCCGTGCCGGAATAATGACTGAAAGATCATATTGAATCATATGAGGGATGTCCGTAAGGAGTCTCTGCCGGCGTAGCCTCACTTCCACACCGCGTACATTTCAGTTTATAACCACGTTTAATAAGTTTCCAGACGTGACCGATGAAAAAACAGATTAGCCGGTTAAGCATATTATGAAGTAATCCCCTTAACAGCCGCCATAATAGCTAACTCTAACTGAGTCCTTGCGATATTCATTAGTCTAGCTCGTTCTGATCTTTCACTCGGTTCAATAGGACTCATCATTGACGACAGAAGATCTTCTGCCTTCGTTTTGACGTCATCCATCCAAGCTTTTTGTAGATCAGTCAACGGTTTATATTCTTTCCTAAATACATCTTCTGACATATAACCCTCCTATTTTGGATTACTTTCGATTAACTCTTTGTTGCGCTTCAAGATCGCCCGGGTAAGCTCAGTGTTTCCACCAACTGACTCAACCCATGCACACCAGGCGTAAATATCCTTTGGAATACATTTCGAATTGAAACCACGCTTGTCGGGATAGATGAATGTCCACCATAAGTTCATACGGGGATCATCACCATAAACTGCGTCTCTAACTGTGTAGTAGTCGATCTTATGAACTTGGCAGGCGTCATAGAGTTCCTGCATTTGAGCTACCTTCCATCCGATCGCCCTATTTTCTGAGAGCTTCACAATCTCCGCTCCAGCGTTATTTAACTGACGGATAGATACGTTCGCGTTGTAGACGGTTGTGTAGAGTGTAATAAGCATAGTACGGTAGGTCTTCTCACCTCCGATAATTAGGAATGGAATCTTGCTTGAGTCAAGTAATGGGTGCTGTGGTGTCTCACCTAAGTACTCTGGTTGCATACAGATATGACACCCGTACTTGATCTCTAGGTAGTCACAGTCACCGGGGTTAACGGTTGATCTGATAACAATGAGTGGGACCTTGAGCCATTCCACATTCTCTTCAACTGCTGAGATATCAAGGCGACCTTCACTGGGACAAGGAGTCGGGACTGCAATAAACACAATGTCGCATTTATTAAGTTCTAGACGGAAATCATCTTTGAACTTCTCTTCCCATTCCTTCGTTCCCCTCTCATGATCGCTAGGATCCATTTCAGTACCGTTTAGGTGGAGACCTGGAGAATATACTAGGGCGTCAGGGAATAATTGATGTTGAGCCTTGCCGACCCATCCATACCCTACGATACCAACTTTGTAAGCCATATTATTTACTCTCCAGTTCAACTTTTAATAATGTGAGCCATTCTTCCTTGATCTCTTGAGCAGAGGCAAATCCTGCCATCTCAAGTTTCTCGACTACCTGCTGAAGAATACCGTTGTGAGAGATCTTATCGTCGAAGACTACCTCGACTTCTTTGGTAAGCTCACGCTTTGGTTTGTAGTCAGGAAGATCAAGGTAACTCATATTATTCTTTTCCCTGCTCCGGTAATGTTACCCAATCAATCCCATTTAAGTCTCCATCGTTGACGATCCATTGGTGGTATTCACCTTTAGTAAAGATCATGAGGTAACCATCCTTCAAGATTCCGAAGTCAGAGTTTGATTCCCATGCAAGTCGAGTGATTCTCTTTCCATTAAGTACTTCACGCATGGCGTCAGGAAATGAGAGCTCAACTGGCTTCTTTGTCGGGACTGGACTTCTCTGGATTGGTTGTGGTACTACAACCTGTGCTTCTTCTGTCATATTATTTGACTCCTTCAAGATTTTTTATCTCTTCTTTTAATATAATTTTGGGACCAGTACTAAGTCTTCTTTTGGCTCTGATAAATTCAGGATCCAGGTGATCTCTAAACTCAATCCCCAATTTCTTTGGAGATTTCTGCTTCGTACGAGTAGGGACTATCTTCTTACCCTTAGTCTTATTCATTTTAGGAGCATTATTTTTCATATTTTCAGCGACTCGCTTCCTGTGATCCATTTTCTGTGCTCTGCGAGCTTTAATTTCAGGCTTCATTTCATTCCTTTCGAAGGTGAAGTAGTCGCGTTTTGATTTTTAAGTTTATCAATATAGTTGTCGATCGCCCTTCGAATGTGCTCTGACACAGTCAAGAGATCGTGTTTTTTGAGAAACTCTAACTGATCCTTGGTAACGTAAAAGTTTTTCCTAAGCATATTAACCATACGCCTACTATACTCACATTCAGAGAAGCTTGTCAAGCTTTCTTACCAATTTTCTTACTAATTACTGACCAAGAATCTTGAATCCGGACCCAGGAACTAAACGAGGATCTTCTGGCTTTACGTAGAACCATGATCTAGCTGAGTCTCGTGGTGGTCTAGGATCGCTCTTGGCTCCCAGAATAAAGAGTGGCTTTATACCGTAGGAGTCGATGTATCCGTGGATAGCGTGGGGGACATGCATAAGATAACCGTTATCTTTCCTGAGAATATAGTCATGACCTGCTACAATACCTCCCACTCTTACTTTTTTCTGCCACTCACAAATATCATTAACCGTATGCTGATACTCATGATTACCATCAATATACACAAAATCCAGAGATCCATCTTCAAACTGCTTTACCACGTCCATCGAGAATCCCTTAATAACTTTGGCATTGAAGGGAGCAAGCCTCTCCTTGGTCTTTTCCATAAACCCATCGAGCTTCTCCTGGCTCACATGGTCGCGGTAGCCTTTGTATGCAGTCCACGCGTCGACTGAACAGAGATCGATGTTTGGATTTGCTTTGCATAAGACCTCAGAATAAAGACCAGTCTCAACTCCCATCTCAACACCCTTGTTAAGCCCTAGGCGAGGAAGTAGCTCCGCAAACATATTGCGGTTGTATCCAGAGATCTCGACGATCCTACTCTCTGGGTTAACCTTAAACCCTAGTAAGCTTTGAATTGACTCTAGTGTATTCATAGGACCTCTTTCCAGAATCCGTTAATGATTCTGCTCCAATTAAATCTATCACGAATAATATTTCGCTCTCGTTCGCTGACTTCGATCGCCGGCTTCTTAAAGATCTCGGTAAGTGTCTTAATTACCGTATCCCGGTCACTCTCTTCTATAAAGATCGCGAAGTCGTTAAACCATTGTCTCATCTCCGGACGGTCAAATACAATCGGTCGAGCACCACAGAGTGCTCCTTCAATCACTGGTAGTTCAAACCCTTCACATCGGCGTAGTCCAGATACATACTCAGTGTTCGAGTAGAGATCAGCGAGATATTGATCAGATACGTTTTGCTCACACACAATGTCATTACCCCGGCGAAGCTCATGACCCACGAATATCATCTTTTTATCTACTGACTTAACTGCGTAGACACACTCCCTAGCACTCTCAGATAGAGCGTGCTGAGATGAAGCAAGGATCTTGTACTCAAGTGGTCCCCCTACATAATTACGATCAATAAAAACGTCTGAATCTACCCCAAGGGGAGCGTAGTAAAAATTGAATTCACCAGATACTAAGTCCTGATCGGCAAGACGAGGAAGGTGGTAGTAGCTCCACACAACCTTAGCTCCCTCCCATAACTTGATCCAGTCTTTTGTACTTGGCTTCATGGATGACCGAAGTACATACTGGATCATCGCATAGGGTTTTCTGGCTTTACGTAGTGCCTCTATCCGTGCTTCTACCGCGTCGTGGCGACCGTAGACGTGGATAACTTCAAAATCGGCTTCCTGGGGAGTCTGTACGATCTCAATAGATGGTGGAGCGTACTTGGTGAGTGCGTCGACTACTCGCATAATCCCACGTGAGGTGGTGTCGGGAGTGAGATAAACTTTCATTTTATTTTATATAGGTAAATCATAATCATTAGTAAGACTATGGTTATCAACCACCTTTCAACCCTTCTAGGAAGAAAAGCTAATATAGTTGAGACTATTATGATGTAGTAAATATCGGAAGACATATTATGGTTCCCCTCTCATTACCTGCTGAATGAGTTCCGGAGTCCATGTCGGGACCGGAGAGAATCGCTCAATTAACCACGCAAGATCATGAATTGCGTCATACCACCGGTTATTAAACCAGTAATCATCACAGTACTTATTCCCGGCGTCCATCTTTCCCTTATCGATGAAGTAACCTCTGCCGTATGTCTTCCCCTTGTGAAGGTGTGCGTACCAGGTATTCTTATTCGTATAGACCTTCCCGCCTCCTAACCACGTCTTAAGACCGATCTCCTGAGCTTCCCGGACGAAGGTTCCATATCCTACCTCACTCATTCCACCTAGGCGATCGAGGTAGTGGTGACGAGTCATAAACCAACACGAACCCTGGAAGCTCATGTTCTCGTCGATCATGTACTCAGGCTTATTCATTCTCTCAAGAGTACGTTGATTCCAGATATTGCCCTTCACGCCGGCGTCTGCCGGAGAAGAGAGATACTCGTAATCTACGGGGGGCTTGCCTACATCCTGTAGAGCCCAGTTCTCCGCGTCTAGCCTATGCCGGCGAGGAATGACGATCCAGTTATCAGACCCAGGAGCTCCGTCTAATCGAGAGGTATATTCATCAACTCCATCCTTAAGCTTCACGTCAAAACCTTCATCAAACATACAATGACCATCTGACTTCATGAGATACTCACCACGTGCGATATTCGCCGCCTCGTTGATACAGGCACGCATACCCTTCGATTCTCCATGATGGAGATAAACTACTCGCTTGTCAGCTATGATCTCCTCAGGAGGGACCCAGTAGCCGTCCAGGACCACAATTACTTCAATGGGTCCCTTGGACTTAGTCAGAATATCATTTACCGTTTTATAGAGAAATCTTTCGTTACGCGAAGGAATAATAACCGATATCATGCCGTCTATTGTGGTCATACTATGAGTATGTCAAACAAGGGAACAGGTGTCAACTCGTTAGATGAACGGAGTCGGTGAAGGAGAAGGACTGACCGAGGAACTCGGTGAAGCACTTCCAGAAGGTGAGACACTCGCTGAAGGACTCTTTGAAGCACTTGGCGATTGCGACTTACTTGCTGAGCTACTTGGACTGACTGAGGCAGATGGAGATACGGAAGGACTTGCGGAGTGAGAAGGACTTGTAGAGGCGGAGGTAGAGGGACTTGCGGATCCTGAAGGACTGACTGATCTACTTGAAGAAGCAGAGGGAGACACTGAAGGACTTGCGGATCTACTCGCTGATCCGGATGGACTCACGGAAGCGGAAGGACTTGTAGAGGCGGAGGCTGACTTAGATGACGAAGCGCTTGGAGAGATAGAAACTGAAGCAGAAGGACTCACTGAGGCACTTGGTGACATGGAGGGAGAAGCTGAAGAGCTTGGTGAGACTGAGAGAGATGGCGAAGGTGACGCCGATCGACTTGCGGAAGCAGAAGGACTCACTGAGGCACTTGGTGAAGGTGAAGAGGCGGCAGTGGATGGGAAGAGTTGCCAGTCGGCAGATAGTTCGGTCCCAATATTGACATAGAGATTGCGACCAACTTTATCTAGATCGCGGAAGAAAGCACCCTTCTTAAACCCTGTGTAGCCAGTAGGAACGGTGTTACCTTCGGCTTCAAGGATATTGCCGTCGGAGTGAGTTCTGATTACGGCGTTATATTGATAGGGTATGCGAGCGTCAAGAAAAGCCTGTTCACTGGCAGTACGAGCAACTGAGGAGAGAGCCAAGATACGAGTGATCTCGTTTTGATCTGATAATGGAAGGTCGGTCAATAACTCGAAGGCTGTCATATTATTTCTTTACTCCGTATTTATTGCGAAGAGCGACCAATTTAGCGAGTTCGATTGATTCCGCAGGAGTAAGATCACCGGGGTGTTTCCATTGAAGCTCATCGATTCGGGAGACTGATTTTGGTTTTAGCGCTCGTTTGCTTGCCATATAATTTCTAGATCCTACTTTAGTTCCAGCCTGGTGTATTTAACTACACCAGGCTTAGATCAAATTCAATGTTAAGCAAAGATTGCAAACAGCTCGGCGGCGAAGTTGCGACGAGAGTCTGGTACTTTGGCGCCGTAGACGAAGAGGTCTTTGTACGCAGTTCCGAAGTTACCGATGATGTCTTCTTCGATGGTTGCTTGGAGCAACTTCTCGGCAAAGGTCATCCAGTTCGGGTGTCCAGCGATGATGTGGTAGCCGTCTGTGTTGTTACCAGTTAGGCGGTTACTCTTATAGACCATAAAGCCCTTGAGCATTGTCAAGGCTCCACGCTTCACGAGTTCGGTGTAGACCTCTGGAACGTGCAGAGTGATACCGGAGGCGCCGTTTGTGGCGACGTCTTCGTACTCTGGAGGTACGATCAGGAAGCGACCCTCATCTGGGACTGCTGAGAAGCCGTTAGCTTCAGCTTTGTCGAGTTTGAGTTTCAGCTTACCGGTCTGAGCCAAGATGTTACTGGTGTTGATGGTAATAGGAGTAACAGCTTCAACGGTGTAGGTAGCACCTGCTCCGATTGCTCCGCCTGTGTAGGCTGAGGTCGTGTCGTCGAAGTCATCTTCAATTACCATGTTCTCAGTGTCGGCTACAGTTTTAACTCTGTACCATTTGGTGTGACCGGCGGCTTTGAAACCTCGACCGACCATAGCGGAACTGAAAGCTGTGCCTGAACCAACTACTGCACCGGTTGTGGCGGTAACAGTAACGGTACCTGCGGTGGCGTCAGTACCTACACGGTTGCCGGCTCCAACATCTCCGTAGAGACTGTAAGCGTAAGATTCCATGTTCTTGGCACGTTCACTACCTTTTTGGGCGACGACTGCTGAGTGTGGATCTTTGATGTAGGATTCCCAGTTGTCGATCGTCAATTCCTGCCAGTAGAAAGATTTCCACTGAGTAATACGAAGAACACAGTTGTTCTCGTATAGTTGATCGGCTGAGAGATTGGTACGGTTGTAGGTCTTTTCAGTGATACGAGCGATGTTGAGGATGTTTAAGATAGAACCGACTTTGTCGATTTCACCTTCATACTGACGGTTAACAACAACCTCAAGTTGAGATTTGTCGTAGACTTCGAGAAGTAAACGATTCGAGAAACCTTCGGCTAATGTGGTTGCGCGTGCAGATGACATACGGTAAGTCCTAAAATTATTATTAAATAATTTCTTTTACCGGCTCATCTCACTTTGAGGTTAGGAAGAATACCACCACTATAGATCAACTTATTATATTTTGTCAAGAGTCTGTGAATTAAATGGTCGCGATTTTACCGGCGAGCAGTAGTCGTTTCCATTCTGGAAAGTTTGTTTTCTTGAGATTTGCTGATTCTTCAAGACTAATTTTATCGTTTTGTGGCTTAGGTGGTTCAACTGGTCCCCCGGCTCCTTGTGGGAACATTTCTCCCTTGTGTGGAGCAGGTGGATTCTTCAATCTCTCGCCATTGAAAGCGGCGATCAAAATCTCAGTGGGGACTCCACGATAATCCTTTTTACTAGCGAAGTCTCGGAAATCATCCTCTTTGCCTTCAAGTTCTGGGTGAGCAATCAGAGTCTTTGGATCAGTGACGAACGCTTCGATTGTTTCTGTCCATGCGTCGACGTCTTTGAACTTAGCAAAGGCTCCGTTAATAATCTCGTCTTTACGTTTTGCCTTAAATAGATCGGTAGCTAACATCTGCTCAGTCTCAGTCATATCCTCCCATTTTGGATAAGCCTTAGTTAGTTCTTCTGGAGTAGGTTCAGGTAGCTTTGCCGCTTCTTCGTAAGCCTTGGCTACCTCTTTATCCTTGTAAGCGATGATCTGAGCGTTACGAGATGAAGCTTTGAACTTAGTCTCCCAGTCCGGAGTCTCACCGGGAGGAGTAGGAGGAGCAGGAGGTGCGGGAGGAGCTGGTGGCTCTGGTGGTTTAGGATTATTTGGATCCGCAGGTGGAGCAGGTGGTTCAGGTGGCGTTGGAGGCGTAGGGGGAACCGGTGGAGTAGGAGGCACTGGTGGTTCTGGAGTAGGAGGAGCAGGAGGTGCGGGAGGAGCTGGTGGTGTTGGAGGATTACCTGCGGGAGGAAGAGTCTTTAACTTCTCAAGTGAAGCTTTCATTCCAGCTTCTAACTCTTCTTTTGATGGTTTGTGATGTGGTGCCATACGTTAATTTTACCGTCCTACAATAATAGGGTTTGGTCCGCTAATTAAGCTTGTGGTGAGATAGCTAGGATAGCTTCTACCAACTTCTCTTTGTTTGGGTAACTCTCTGGATCTTCGAGTCCGGCTTCTCTTGCAAGAGCATTGAGACCAGATCGACCTTTCTCCATGAGTTTGTCAAAGTCTGATTTCTCATCACCATTCTTTTGTGCTTCTACTCTCTTCTCTTCTGATTTTGAATTTTTCTTTGAGAGATCTTCACTAAGAACAGCAGACAACTCTTGAGCCTGACCCTTGGTTAGATAAGAGCGTCGTGCTTGTAGGAACGCCTTATCATCTTGAGTGAAGGACTTAATACCCTTACGGAAAATTTGAGAGAATCGTTTGTGAATATCAGCTTCAGTAGCTTTGGCACGCTCGTCAATTTCGAGCTTCATCTTATCTTCTTGCTCTTCTGGGGTTAGTTCGTCAATGAAACTTTGATTTAGTTCGCTCATATGTATACATACACTATAAGTACAAGGTAGAGTCTTTGTCAAGCTCTCATTCTTCTACTCTGGTGTCCTTTCTTTTTAGTTGATAAATGTTCCGCGTCTTCGCGGTGTGCAATACTAGCATACGCTTTTTTTGCCGTTGTGGAGTGACCAACTACTTTATGGGTGATGGCATTTAGGATCGCAAACTTCTTTTGACCTTTGACTTTTTGAACTACGTAGGGCATTGTTACCTCCTAATTTTGAGCACGTTGATTTATCATTTCGTTCATAGCCTTCTCAAGCATTTTACGAGCCCGGATCGGACCAATTAAGAAAGCTTCTAGGAGAATGATATTGTGAAGTCTAGCCTGTACCGAGACTCGCTCCTGGTCAGCGTACCATTTCTTCACAAGTCCATAGAAAGGAATAAATAAAGCGAATATTCCTAGCCAGCTACTCGGGGACTCTTGCTTAAGCTCAGATAACCTAGCCTCAAGCTGTTCCCGAATCGAACGCACGAACCCACGCACTCCATCAACCGTTAACTGTTTACTATCGAGGGTTTGATTCCACTGAGCGTAAACTTCTCGCTCTGCTGTTGTGAGATCTTCGTACTTAAGACCTAGCTTGCCGATGAATTGATCTACTGGCGTCATAGGCTAATCATACTCCTATTTTGCTTTATGCAACAACTGGGGCGGGAGAAGCCGGGGGAGTCATACCACTACCAGGAGTAGGAGTAGGTCCCGATGGCAGAAGAGGAGGACTACCATCAGGACTCACGCCTCCACCTAGTGCCGGATTCATAGCTTGAGCTTGAATAGCCGCCAACATTCGATCTCGTTTTTCCTTCTCAAACTCCATAATCTCGTTAATATCATCAGGGTTATATCCTGCCCACTCTAAAAGCTTACGTTGATAAATATCTGTAACTTTAGGATTGTCTGGCATAGCAACTTTAACAGCGTTTTGCTTCTGAAGTGTATTGACGTCGTTATTATCTTTCTCTTCTTGACTCCAGATCTTTACGCGATAACCTAGCGGGGTCCTCCAGTCCTTAGGAGCAATTTCACGAGTATAGATATCGTCAGTATTCTTACCTTTCTTGTGGATCTCCACCGCGTCTAGTTTCTCAGGAGCCGCTTCAACTAATTTCGCAAAGATCTCTCCGCGTTGTTTCCAAACTGGAGTATAGAACTTACTCATTCCCTTAACACGATCCTTAGCTTCTGTGAGAGTAGCCTTAAACTCACCTAAGGTAATTTGACGCTCAGTAGGAGCACCCTGTTGACCGGCAGAAGCACCAGTTGCCTTCTCAATGACGCCGATAAGGAAGGAGATTTCATCAAGTGACTCAGATAACTCAGGAATCTCGACTTTCTGGAATACACTTCGAATATCAGTATTAGCAGGAATTGGTAGTCCAATCCATGCACCGGGTAATGGTTGAATAGTGGGAGGCACAAATCCTTCAAGATTGGAGTTGAAGTAGTTCATACCAAAGTTTCGGAGTGTACGGTTAATAACCAACTGACTAAACCAAGAGTTAAGAATCTTGTTTGGTGTACGGATGACGTCGGCGACTGAGTCAGACCAGAAGTCTTGACGCTCTAGATCATCAGCCCAAGAGCAATATGGATAGTGATTTCTCCAGTAGTGATCCTTGGTTACACCAATCACTTTCTCAAGTGGCTTCTTCATAAGGATCTTCATATCCTCACATTCAACGTAGAGGAAGATTTGAGTGGGCATAACTTTACCGTCTTTATCTTTTTCATCATCACGGTAGACGAAGTGGAGAGTAAGTTCGACGTAGGTTTCACCTAGAACTGGATCTATAACGTCAGGTACTCCCATGTCAGTCATTTTTTGACTCTGTTCCTGAAGCATTTGCTGGTTGCCAGCAGTCTTTACGATACCGTTCTTCGACTTAGCCCACTCAATGATTGCCTGTACTGCTACCTGGTCATACTCTTCGTTTTGAGTAAGACTAGTGATTGGAACAAAGTTGTGCATATGGATCAAGAAGCGAGAAGAGTTGAGATTAAATGGATCACAGTAGCGGGAGACAAGCATAACCATAGGATCTTGTACAGTCATCTTGACGCGACCATCGACGATCTGCCACTGATCGAAGGAGCGACCAAATAGCATAACCTGACGCTTATCTACGATGTCCTGGAGTTCCATTTTGTTGATGTCGACGGTCCACTTCCAGTACTCATTCTTAAACAGTTCGGCTTGCTTATCATTGTCTAAATTCTCGAAATAAATGACCGGCATATCATCGACGTCTTTAAGCAACGTCTTAATCTGACCCTTCATGATCGGAAGATTAGCACTCTGAGTTTGGGTAAGACGGTTAATGATGACCTTATCGCGATAGAGAGAATAGTTCTCATCCCAGTCAGGCACTCTACGATACCTGTAGTTATAACCGGACATCCGGTTATTCTTGAGCATTTGTAATTCTGGATCGATTAAGATAACTCCTTCTTCTGCCATATACGTCCATGATAGAGACTTATGCTATGTGAAGGCAAGCACTACCCGATCCCTGGGTAAAATGGATTAACGCCTCCATAAACTCCTGAGCCTGTTACCCTCACCGGTCTCCTAAATCCTACCGCAAACGTACGGAATGAGTCCGCTCCGTGACTAGCCCAGTCATGCTTTGGCGTTGTTTTGAATACCTTATTCTTCTCATCCCAGTCTTTCTTATAGTTTTTCAAGCAGTTAATACCCCTATGACACTTCTCCGCGTCGAACCAACACTGACGAAGAACTGCACGAGAGGCGTCGATTCCATCATCAAGCGAGAGGTTAGGACCTATCTCAAACTTGATTCCAAGTGTTTTGGCTACTTCTTGCCGGCTCTTGCCTGTACCAAGCTCACGCACGGCTATATCGTGCGGAGCGTAGTGTTTCCCATACATATACCCTCGCTCTTGCAGTACCCGAGCGTAGTGTACGAATCCCTCCCCTGAGTTCTCGTAGTAGTCTATGAAGTGGAACTCCTGACCTACCCTTTGCATAAACCAGATTGTCATGGAGTCATCCATACCTAGGTCCCAGAAGGTATCTACCGGGATCCCTTCGATGTAGGGGACCTTCGTAATACGTCCATTATTTTGTGCAAGACGCATACCATCACCGTAGTAGGAACCGATGACCGGCGAGGTGAATGAACAGAGATACTCTTGCTCGAAGTAAGCGTTCGCTTCAGCTTCCGACCTACCATTCGCCGCGAAACGCTTTATAATGTCGTTCCTGATATCGTCTAGCTGTTGCAATGTCCAGATACCCGTCTGCTCTGCTGTGAGGATCTCTACGTGCCACGTGGGGTTATCTGAGTGCATATTGGCAAGGGCGTACTCCATGAGTGCTCTCGCATGATTATCGCCCTTTGGCGTCATATTGAAGATCGCAATACCGTCATTCTCCCGTAGGATCGGCTCTACAACGTCCCACGCGTAAGGATCGGTCTCACTCCACTCAGAGAATACAACTAGCTTAGGATTACCTCCACGAAGAGAGTCAGGCTTATTAGCTCCTGCTACCTGAAAGAGTGACGCATTATTTTCTTCAGGGTTATACAACTCATTCCGGATCGGAATTTTCATCACCGTTTCATTTGGCTTTCCTGCTCTTATCTCCTCTGGTAAGTGTTCAATATAGCGGAAGCCATCACTTCCCATACCATCCCACAAGTTCTCACGACCCATCACGAGCGTCGGGTAGACAAACTTCACGAGACACGGATCCTTGATTAACCGACCGGGGATCGTGTCTGCAATGTTCGTTTTATCTTTGCCGGCACGCCTATGCCATATCTGCATAAAATTACGAATCTTTGACTCACCATCAACGCTCGCCTGCACCGCACGAAGGAAGGGAATCTGATAAGGTCTCGGGGTGAAGTGGTGAGGAATATCAAGATACTGTGGCATTACCAAGGTCCTTATAGCTTGCACGTCTTACTACGAGCTCTCCCGAGTGTTTATTATTTATTTCCTGCTTATCCTTCCAATTTGTAATATTCTTGGCGACGAAAATAAATGACGCAGGCGGAGAAAAACCCTTGAGGGCGTTATCTGAGAGAAATTCCTTTTGTAATTCTTTTGCCGTGTTATATGCGGCGGAAAATTCTGGATGTTTCAACTTCCCGGCGAGAGCTTTTACTTCGAAAGTAAGCGGGTATCTAGCTTCTGTCCACTCTACAATTGTATCTCCGTTGACTCCGATCTTTCGTGCAAACTTATTAAATGTAGGTAAATCAAGAGGACGGTAGCCGTATTCAATCCAAGTTTCAGTGGTTCCATTCTTCTTAGTCGTCTGCTTTTCACTTTTAATAAATTGCTCAAACTTTGGTCCTGAGAAAAACTTTACAATTTCATCGGCAAACTTAGGATCGTACTTAGTGGGACGTCCACGACTCAGATCAACTTTAATTATTCGCTTTGACTTAGATATGATCCTAGGAACCTTCTTTACTTTCTTCTGGGATTTTGCGACTTTGGGAGATGATTTTTTTACTTCTGACATATTTTACCGTCCTACAGAATAGGGTTTGGCTTAATAAAAGCATATCACACTAGCTTACGATACAAAACTTCTCACATTGCGAAGCTGTACGTAGCAGGTTTGGTTCAGTGGTCCAGTCCCTACAACTCCCCGGCGAAGATAACCTTTACGTAGAAGCACAGAGATTGCGTTCCAGGTTGTAGGTTCTTTTGTCCCGTGTGCTTTCATGGTTAATAAAATTTGTTTATGGGGAACTGGAGTCTTTTTTGTACGAACCCACGTATCAACAAAAACCATGATATTAGTTTGAAGTTCGTTAATTTCATCGAATACGTAGATTGTGTTGTCCATAAGTGAGTATGGTATTCACCGGTTGTACCTCTGGAAAATAGAGATACAACCGGCATTTTCAAATGATGTAGGATACCGCCTCATACCATTACAAGGCGTATATGCGATCCTACGAGGTTGCTTTTTCAGTAGCTTCCTCTTTAACTTCTTCTTTCGCTGTAGCCGGCGCTTCACTCGCTGGCGTAGTTGTTTCTTCTTTAATTGGGACGTCGGTCACGATCAGTTGGAACTTGTCGTAGTCAAACTCGACTTGACGTTTGTAACCTTCTGGGGCGTCTGCGTCGTGGATCCCTAGACGCTGACGAGCACGCATAAGCTCTAAGCTCATGGTGTTATTCAACCCTTCACGCTGAAGTGCCAGAATACCAATCACCGACTGGATGTTCTGAATCTTCGCCATTTCTTCTTTAGTCAGGGAATATGTTTTTTGTTTCATGTCTGCCATTTAATCTCACCTCCTCTCTAAGTTAACTGTACTCTCTTTTATTTGTTTTTGGAAATACCCCACCTTTCCAGACCAGTCTTCCGGCGATACGTAGTTATACTTCTTGGCAAGTTCGAGGATGGACCCAGTGGATTGAAATTTTGTGTAAGCTCGACCTTCTCCCAGGGACCGTCCGACCCGAGTAATAGCCTCATCAAAAGATACAAACCTGCACGGGCGACCGCTACACATATACCCGAAAGGATTGTGATCGGTAGTGTTACCCATCGTTTCAAAACCACTCTCCACCCCCGCGATCGCCGGGAGTAACGTATAGTCCAGTCCCCAAGTGTCGGCAGTACGCACGAAATGAGTAGCGAAATCCGCAAGCGGAGACTTCTTCGATAATAAATAAGCTTTGAGCGAATCTTCACGCGTGTCTCTCTCCACCACAACTTCCTGGACCTGCGGGGAGGGAGTAGGTGAAACTTGTAGAACCTCTGGCGTTGGTGTCTGGTATGCATAAATAACCGGGATGATGAGTAACGCACTAAGCCATCTCATCAAGTTCCACCTCCACTCGGGGATTCTTCTTATCCTCGAATATGCCTATATGAGTGATGTAGCGAACCTGCTTATCGTCATTGTAGACTCGTTGACGGGTAAATAGGTCTAGTAGCACCTTAATCCCGGCGTCGATGTCACGATCTACCCTCACGTACCAATCTATCCCCATTTTTACGCGACCCTTAAACCCTACAAACTTTGTGCGACCGATTTGGTGCTTAATTACCCATCCCGCCTCATACTCCCAATCTTTTACCAGTCCACGCTTAAACAGTGCCGGACCTTTGTGAGAGTAGTTAACACCGTACGTTTTATTGATTCCTGGGGGCAGGGGCAGGACAAACTTCATAATTATGCGTACTCCCAAGTGTATTTTTTCTTAGTAGATGTTTTAAGTTTACCGGTTACGCAGTCGGTAATAGAATGGCGTGGCACCCCAGTAATTAAAGAGGCTTCACCTACTCCAGCAAATATAGCTAAAACTTCTCCATCTACGCTTTTCTGAATAACTGGCGTAGCCTGGTCTCTCATTGACCTTTCTTTGTGTCCGTTCAAATACAATCTCCTACCTTTAGTCTTTACAATCCCACGACATTTCAAAATATCAAACTTTTTTTGTTGCCATAGTCGGCAATTACATAATGACTTTGGATCTGGACTCTCGAAGTAATGATAGCCATCACGACACTCTTTCATAAAAAGTTCCTAGCAATAGTCACTCCCAATATAAACCCGGAGATTAGCACTCCTACACACGTAAGCCCTATCCAGAAAGCGATTTTTGTGGTCATATAAGTCCTTTCTCTTTGAGGTAGAGGAGCATTTTGGCACGGGCGTTGGCTTCGGTTACATCTTCAATAATTATTTCTGGTTCTGGGATTACTCTATCTCTGTTCTCGTAAACTAGTCTCCACATACCTTTATGGAGAGAGGCTTTGGTTATGACTAACTGCCATTTGCCGTCTTTTATCCAGTTTGGCAACAACTCCCCTAGCTCTGAGCTAAGGGAGGCGGGGTACTTGAGAGAATTAAAATTACCTCGTAATCTATAACTATCTTTTGCTAACAACTCTGGCTCTATCGGCTCGTATCTCTCCCCATTCGGAAATTTAACCCACTCTACCCACCAAAACTCACTCTTTATCTTTATCCCCGCCTCATAGAGCTGTTTACTCAACTCAAGCGAAACTACGTGGTCTTGTATCATATACTTTCTCCGTTTGTATCATATATTTTCTCCCAAGGTAGCTCTCCTAGTTGATTAAGTAAAATTGAAGCGGCGATGCTTTCTGCCTCTTCTAGCGGGTATCCTGGACCCCACTGATCTTCCACTATTAACCACCCACACATTTCATTAAAAGCATACTCGGTATCCAAAGTGCTTTTTCCTTCTTCAATTAAGCTAAACAAAAGCTGTTTCCTGTTCATATCCCTGCCCTTAATTCTTCAAATAATTTTTTAACCACCTCAGTGACTACGTTAGTAGTTACAGCGTTACCCATGACCTTGTAACGTTGAGCGTCACTTACAACCACTAGCGGTTTGTCATGCCTTACTGTTTTTTTGAGATATTTTAGAATAGGTAAATTCCAAATAGTCTCTTTTGTATAATAACCAATATTATCTTTTAGTGCATTTTTATCATCAAGTCTATATTTTGTATAATCGTCAGGAAACCCCTGGAGTCGCTCACACTCAATTGGAGTAAGCCGGCGAACACCATTAACCATTGGCATTTTATTGCCACCGCTTCCATAGTCTCTCACAGTTGGAGCAACGTCTGAATATGACCTCGATCTGGATGGATAGCTATTGTCGATCAAGCATGGAATTTCACTTGCCTGAAGAGTATTTACAATCGAGGACGTTAACTTTCCGTTTTGACTGAGGTGGCGTGTTTTAACAATTCTTTCCGGCTCTTGTTTGTCATTCCGGCTAGTTTCAGTATGGCTTGAGATTTTTCCGGAGATAGGAAATACTTGGGGTCTGGATTTTTCTCTAAGATGTCCGACAATGTAGATACGCTCCCTATTCTGGGGAACTCCAAAGTCTTTAGAATTAAGTACTTGCCACTGCACATCATACCCAAGGTCGGAGAGAACCCCAAGGATTGTCTGGAAAGTTCGTCCCTCGTCATGGGATAGTAAACCTTTAACATTTTCGAGGAGTAAATACGGGGGTCTTTTGTCGGCAACAATCCGAGCGATTTCATAAAAGAGGGTACCCCTTGTATCGTCAAATCCAAGCCGCTTCCCTGCAACGCTGAAAGTCTGGCAAGGAAATCCTCCACAGAGAAGGTCGAAGTCGGGGATTTCACTAGACTTAACTGTTCTGATGTCTCGGTTGTCGCATTCATTGTAGTGCCTCCTGTAGATTGAATTAGCGTATTTGTCCCACTCATTTGAGTATACACAAGTAGCCCGAATCGATTGCTCCTGAGAGTTGGTGACTCCTCCAGATACATCCTTAGACCCGTTCCGTAGGTAGGATCTAATAGCCATGTCAATTCCATAATGAAATCCTCCTACTCCTGCAAATAAATCGATGTATCTAATCATATTTATTTAACTTCCTTAATAGTTCTTAAAGCCTTAATTGCCAGTTTTATCGCTCCATCCTTAGGATTATGCTTAATAAAACTTCCATCATCACACAAATATCCACCTGATTCGATCATCCTGTTAATTACAGTCCTGGTATAGATTGGATTTCCGTTAATTAGTATTGATACCGTAAGCATATTATTTTATTTTAACTCCACGTGCGGACCCCCGTAGGAGTTACGGGTGACGACGAATAATCTACCGAAATAAACAAACCGGCGCTCGAAGTCTTCTGTGTAGTCCGTAGTCATGGCAGTAAATAGCGGTTTGACGTCAATATTATTATCGCGCATAATCTTAATCACCTCAGGAGAGAATGTAATCCAGTTGACGTCGTAGGTTATTTTGTCGATCATATTTTGTTTCCAAGTAATCTTTTAATCTCCGCTCTCCGTAGAGAGCAGAGTTAAAAGACTTATTTAGTGGGGATACTGATAAACGGTACTCCATTGGTTGCACTTGGAAGTTTGCCGTCCCATTTCTGTACTGCTAAGAATTGAAGGTACTCAGGAGATAAACCACCGTTGTCTCTAAGAGCCTTCTGAGCGTTAGCCTGACCCGTTGCTTGAGTCAAGGCAGTCTCAGCTTCAATAGTCGCCCTCTCCTTGTTTTGTTGAGCTACCGTCTTTTGCTCGATAGCGTTATTAAACTCTTGAGAGAAATCGAAGTTCACGATATTAAAATCATCAACTACAACATTATATTTCTCTAACCTAGTTTTCAACTCGGCGTAAGCCATAGCCTTCACTTCTTCTCTCTTTCCAATTAAATCTGAAGCAGTAAACTTTGCAGTTGTAGCCTTGAAAGCCTCTTGCATGGCAGGAGCGATAATTCTTTCCTTATACTCAGTGCCGATATTTTGATAGACTTCTACCGCCTTCTCACCTCGAAGATGAAAGTTTAGAGCTACGGTAGCCTTTACTTCTTGAAGATCTTTACTGGCAGAACTAGCGTCTACTTGCTCAACTTGAGTACGAGTCTCCATTTTTGCAGTTGCTTCGATCAACGGGACTTTAATTACGAGTCCCGGATTGGCTACCCGATTAACCGCGCCCATTCTAGTAACAACTCCTACATGACCGGCAGGAACGAATTGAAAAGATCCGAATAACAACGTCAGTCCGATAATTGATCCGGACACTATTTTAATAATCTTACCAATGAGTTTTTTTTCTTCGTCGTACATATAATTCCTTTCGAGCTATTTGCTCTTTTTATTTAATAATTCTCCATCAAAAAATGATACCTGTTTGCTCGTGAGTACCTGCTTTACCTCCACCCGCTTTACACCTGTCAACGGGTCCGTATCCACCTTAGGAGGTAGCTCGATATAGACCTGACGTACTGGGTCGAATACCATCTCCGGCTTAGGAGCGAACTTCTCTTTCGTACAAATATCTATCGGGAAGTAGTACTGCTCCTCCTGCCCTACCGCTTTCATAGTCATCGTCTTAAATACTTTCGCCGGCTTGAATATCCACCGCTCACCCTTCAAATCATCCTGAAACACGATTTTCTTGATACCGTCCCGGCGTATGCGCTCGATAATGTCGGACCTGAGCGATAACTGGCGAGTATGCCATAGGACCGCTTTCGAGAATACTACCTTCTTGAGATACTTATCGCCTTTGAATATACCATAGTTCATATCTCAATACTCCTCACTAAGTATTTTCTATTTAGATATTTCTTTCTAAGGCAACTGAGTAAATAAATTATGTATCTCATACTGCTCCTTTCTTAATCATTAGATCACTAATTTTATTTCTTTTAATGAAATCTTCTACTTCCTTTGTCGACATTTCTTTATCAAAAGTTCCACAATAACCATAGCGTCGATCCCCTTCAATATAAAGATGGTGAAAAACCATTCCAGGATCTTTATGATCGCAAGTAGGTTCACACCCAGGAATTATTTTTGGGAGATCGTCAGACTCTTCTCGCTTAAAATAAAAAACCTCCACGTTGTAGTAGTTGCTCACCGCTACCAGTTCCCATCCCGAGGATCCGAGCTTATTCATATCCGCCTGCTTAGTACAGGTCTTATACTGCCACTTCTTCATACTAAAAACCTTGTATGAAGTAATTCTAATAAAATTAGATACAAGGTAACTCCTAACAAAAATAAAAGCGCCTGCTTGCGGTAATCTAAAATCCATCTCAGAAAAGACTTTCTATAATCACATTTATAATTTCCGCAAATAATGTGATAGTCTTTCTCAACTCTCCCACATTTCGGACAAACCCATTCATTAATCATATTTTAGAACTCCTCGTACGTATGATCCGGAGAGACCGGACGCTTACTAATAACGATTCCAACGTACTTATACCCACCCTTGCTCGTCACCGTGTCGGTGTCTATCAGAATGATCTTATTAAAAAGTGCGAGATGTGATATCCACTGAAAGTAAAAGAAGGTCTGGATCGGTGCCATGACATACGCTCTAATCTTGTAGGCGAGTGCAGTCCAGTTGATAGTAACTTGGAATTGATCACTCATGATATTTTAACCTCTGGCATATTCTTAAATTCTGATGGCAAAGGAAGTAATGAAAGTTGATTATCCGAAACGCTGTACCGACACGTCTTCCGCTTACAAATCCCACCCCGTACTCTTGCACGCTTGAAACTTACAAAAGGCTTTCCACACTTCTCGCAAGTATCTGAGTAGTAAAGTCTTCTCTCTTTATACTGACGCTTACCTCTTGGCATAATGTTTTTCCTCAGCTTTTTTTGCCCTCAATAGTAGCTCATTTCTAATTAAGTTCGCCTTAATTAGATCAAACTCGTTTACTCTTAGATTCATTTCAACTCTCCTAATGTAGACATCTTCTTGAGTTTCGTAAATTCCTAACAAGCGATCCCACCAAGTCAATTTATGAGTAATAAAAGGATTTTCCCTAATTTTAGTTTTTTGTTCTTCGGCAAGATTTCTTAGATCTTCCAATCCTTTTTTCAATTTTTTTTCGTTATTATCTAGTGCTTTTTCGAAATTTGTTTTCATAAAAATACCTTTAGGTATTTAATAGGATTTTCTTCTAGTACCATTTGCTGTAAATGATATTGCCAAGCAGGAGAAGTTTTGTCTAAGTCTTCCGTAAACGTCTGTCCTTCTTTATAAAATACGTGTTGCCAACTTTTCCCATTTTTTACTTCATCAGTTCCCCAAAACGCCTTGGCAAAGTCGTGAGAGAAAATGATTACTTGATAAGGCAATGGTGTTCGGATTTTTTTTAACTCGCTCTGAGTAAAAATAACCGATCCATGTAAAAAGTAGTCACATTTTACTATTCCACTGTATCCATTATAAGAGGCTTTCTTTATTGCTTTCTGTAGTATCTCTTGGTCTGTCATACTTATCCACCTTTCCACAATTTAGTGTTGATAACTCATTCCTCCCGCCCGTAGACGGGAGTATCAATCATCAAAATGGAATTTCTTCAACTCCATTGCCACCAGGTAAGGCGGGCTCTACTGGTTTGGCAGTACCAGCCTTATTGGTTTTTGCATAAATTAAATGTTCAACAACCTCTTCAATACCCTGAGCCGAATCCCTCAAGTATTGAAACTCACCGGGGTCAACAACGAGCACTGGGGACCCATCAGCATTTTTCTCTAGTTCGAAGTCGACAATCCATGACTTACCAAAACTATGTTTCTCACTCTTTTTAGCTGTTAACTTAACAGTCATGGCAAACATAGGAATAGAAAGCGGTTTAGCATGGGTGTATTTCGACAATACCTTTCCAAACTCCCACATTGGAGCAAGCTTCATTCCAGTCATGTACATCATGAAAGGCTTAAACTCACCTGACTCGCCAATCATTTCACCGGATAATATTTGATTAAATACCTCAGTTCCCTCTTCAACCCCTTTAGATCTAAAACCTTTTGAAATAGAAAGAATGTGACATCTTACAGTCTCAAACTGCTCAGCAGTGGGCTTATAAAAGAAGTAACCATCTTTAGGCTCAGATCCATCAGCCAATTCATTTGTAGTTGACTTACCTACTGAGTGGATCTTTAGTAGTGGAAGCTCTCCTCCCAAGTTATCAGAGCCAATTGAGGCACTCTCTGAGTACATCTTAGCCATCTCGGCGTTTTGCATTACAGCCGCCATAGTGGACTCGGTTAATGGGACCACGGAATTTTGCTTACCCGTTTCCTTTTCTTTTCGTAACTTGTCCGCTATTTCGCGGGCTTTTTCTTCTCCTGTCATATACCTCCTCTTGGTACTTTTTAATAATTACGGACACACACCTTTCAAACATGATTGGTAATCTGTCTGTCCGGCAAGTCCAGTGATAGCTACAAGGGCGAGAAACACAACTAACCCTAGTGCAAACGCAAGCGTGCTATTGGTGAGTAAGAGTGTGTCAACGGCTTCCTGGTAGTCTTTGAATGTCATGTTAAGCCTTTTTTGATTTATCTAAGTAATTTTCAATAAGTAAGCGAAGAATGGTCCCAACTGATTGTTTGGAGTTGAACGCCGCGATACGGAGTTCTTCTTTCTGCTTGTCGGTAAGTAAAATTGTTAACCGGTTGTCGATCTTTTTGTTTGTCATATGCAAGTATAATAACATTATCATATTATCATTGTCAAGCACCAATTTTACCTCTGGTAACATACATACGTGACTAGGGAGCGGAAAGTGATACTCTCATGATAACCATCATTTAACCATGAAGCAAGAGTGTACATTGACCCCACACCGTTTATAGGTTCACTATTAAACGAATATGCCCGAAGTTGAACGTGAAGCCCATCACTTTCCTTACCTTGAACTAATACTCGGAACCGCAGTCATTTCCTCACTATTTGCCTTCTCTCGCCCAGTACGTCGCGAAATGAGAGAACGAGACCAGGTGGATGTGTGGGACGGGTCCAGTGGGATCTTGGAAGCCGCACACATCGATCACGACCGAAGCAATCCTAACTACAACTCACTTAGCAACGGTCGTATGCTCTCCCGGCGTAATCACTACCTGGACCACTATAACCGCGTAGGAAGGAATGGATTAACGCTCGCCGGAAATAACTACGCTTTGAATAAGATCTGGGAACGCCTCTCTGAAGAAGAGCGTGAAGGACTTCCCCTACCTCCTACAACATAATTAGTTTCTCTGCTAAATGATACAGGTGGTTTAGTCACCACCAAGACTGGTCTGTATTGGTTCTAGTGCCTGGACGTGTTTTTTGAATCGGCACGCTTACGCATTCCTCGTGTTGCCGAGGAAGACCTCTTTTTTCTGATAGCGCTACCTCAGATTCACCACCTGAGCTGGTCCCTCTGTTTACACCTGAGGGAGGCGATTGTGCGGTTTCACGGCTATCCCCGCTAGGTTTCCCATGTTCCAGCCGTTAGTTTTAACAACTAAATGAGAGAGACAATGATCTGACGAGCACCTCGTGAAGAGGATTCACACTCGTATAGTCCCACCACTGCATGACACGTGAATCGCGAATCGAACGCGTCCTCTCGCTCTTGTTTAGGGAGCAAGTGAGCCCTTTACACCACGCACTGTGCCTAATATGGTTAGCGTCTACCTATTCCGCCACTCTCTCATTTAGTTGTTAAAGTTCAGTGAGAGAGGTAGGAGTCGAACCTACTTGATTATGGCTGTCAGACTTGGTGCCATAATCTCATCTGATGTAGCGTATACCGTTCCGCCACTCTCTCGCTATACCTGCTCACTCAAGTACTTGTGTGGCAGAGCTCGTATACCCTACTGTGTGCAAAACCACACATCTACTATTTACGAGGTGCCACAAAAGAATCCGAATAATTCAAAGGTGGCTTAACGCAAGTTTCTATAGTGCGAAGAACTACACCAACATCTGTAGGACCTATGGTTTGTATCCAGTTGCCGCACTCATCATAAATAGGAAGAAATGGACCTAGTCCAGTTATGAAATACATGTCACCGCTTTTATTCGTCATAAAAAAATCCCTCTGGGCTGGTGTCGTGTTATTGCGGTGGCAAACAACAACACCCCAAAGGGATCGTTAAGTTCACCGCAATTCTATCACAACCCGCTATCTTTCGATAACAAATTAACAGTACCAAGTTATCTCAGATCTGTCAATAGTGCTTTCTATTCCCCCCTCCTGAGTGAGCAGGAGAAGGGAACACAGAACACTATTGTCTTGGACTGTGAGACCGATAACATGGATCACAGCACACAAAGACGTCGTCTCCGAGTTTGAGTTCCCGCATGGGATTCTCTTCGACATCAATTCCACAATTTACTTTTACGAACTGGAACGGACAAAACCAACACGTGACGATAGTGCAACCGTCATCACACACTATGGACTTAGTGTGTTTGGTCATTCATTATTCCGTTCCGCCCATGAGTCTACCAACGCGGTACACGCCGGAAGCCGCAAGACCTGCGATAATTCCGTCGAACATGGAAGCAAGACCATCAACGCCGGAAGCACCGGCAAAGCCACCAATTGCGACGGCTCCTATAATGATGATAGCTTTCTGAAAGTCCCGGGCAAATAAGGCTTTCACAAACTCCATAAAACCGATAACTGCGGCGATAACAAATAGTGATTCCATATAATTTAACTCCTTTTTACTAATGTTTTAATAAAATGTACAACTTTTTTAATCATTTCTCTAATTGAAAGACCTATTTTTATGCGTAAATTTGATTGATGTATCAGCATATCTCGCCTTATTTAGGCTTCTAGCACTCTCCTACTGCTTATTGCTTATCATTTTCGGTCAAAAATAGCGTCACCGGTAGGTGGATAGTGGCTTGTGGAACGCACGGTTCCAGTCCACGGATCTACCATCTGCCGATTACCAATAAAGAGGACCCAATGTTTAACTGCTCCAATATACGAGGCGTTAACTTCCACTAGAACCGGGATCCCACGACCATACACATACCACGAAACCTTTACGTTGTTATAATTGTAGTCGCGATAAACCCATTTAAGTTCAGGAAAGGCAAGCGGGACCCTAGCCCACAATATAAGTGCTCCAACGAAAGCTTTCTTTTCTTTAAGCATGAAGTTAACATCAGGTGGAGTCAACTTGTATCCGAATTTTCGATTGAGGAGCATGGTGAGTGCTGTAAGAGTACATCCGTATTTGCCGATCGTTAATTTTGAAAAGCCCAGTGTTTTATTTGTCCAGGAGGGATTACGTTGTGAAATTACTTCGTAATTGGTTGCCATAGCTTCATCCTACCGATATATGTATATGCTGTCAAATTACTTCTTAAGTGGTATACGTTCTTCGATGATGGTTGTTAGCCGTACAATCGACTTCTCAACATCACCGACCTTAGCTCCTAGATTATCTACCTTGGTGTCTACCGTGTGAATATGATTCTGAGCAATCGTCATGGCACTTGTAATCTGCGTACCCATTTCGGCAAATCTTTTTTCGTTTGCTTCTTTTTCCCATTTGACTTGCTGAGCTAGAACTGAGGCTTTCCCATTGGTCTTTTCATCATTGATAGCTTCTCTCTTGTCTAGCTCGCTCTGTGGAGTGTTAAATGACTTGTAAGCTCCAATCCCTAAGCCAATTACTCCAAGAATCCAACTGATGATATTTAGTGGAGTAAGTATTTCTTCCATATAATCATAGTATCAGTATAATTTGTGAGAAGGCAACTATTTATTTTTTAGGCTTCTTATACCCACCCTTTTTCAGAGCTTTATCAAGTTCGTCTTCTTTGACTGTGTTAATCTCTTTGGCACGATCTTCGTCATT